GGGGCAAAACGTGTTCAAGGCTTACCGTAGCTTCTGGAACGAACATCCAGACCGGGATAATGCCTGGGCACAGCAACAACGTGCAGCCTTGGGTGTAGACCGCTTCCGTAGAGAAATGGACTGCGAATTCATTATTGCAGATGAAACACTTATTGCTCCGGCCAAGTTGATCGACCTAGCAGGCCAGGAACCCCTGTATAAAACTGGCGAAGTACGCTGGTATAAAAAGCCTCAGTCGGGCAGGATATATGTAGTGGGGCTTGATCCCAGTCTAGGCACCGGCGGTGATCCTGCTGCTATACAGGTATTTGAAGCCAACACAACACAACAGGTGGCTGAATGGCGTCACAACAGAACTGATATCCCAACCCAAATTCGAATCATGGCTGACATTATTCGTCACGTAAATGATGTAGTCCGAGACCCTAAAAGCATTTACTACAGTGTAGAAAACAACAGCATAGGCGAAGCTGCCTTGATCAGCATTACAGAATACGGCGAAGAAAACATACAGGGCTATTTCCTCAGCGAAAGCGGCAAGACTCGCAAGGGATTCAACACATCAAACAAACCCAAACTGGCAGCATGTGCCAAGTTCAAACACCTGGTTGAAAGTCGCAGAATGACAATCAGCAGTGCCAGTCTAATATCAGAAATGAAAAACTTTGTGGCACACGGTGTCAGCTATGCTGCCAAACCAGGTGAAACAGATGACTTGATCATGGCCACCTTGTTGGTGGTACGCATGCTGCAGGTGTTGCAGAGCTATCACGGCGAACTTGACACACAGATGCGTGATCACCAGGACAGCATCATACCACCTCTTCCGTTCGTTATGACTATGTAATATAAATACATGATGGAAAACACCGCACAAAACCAACTATACGATCTGTTAGTGACCAGAGATTTTGACCCTAAAATGAAAGATGTGTCTGGGCCAGACCTATCTGGAAAAGATGTGTCAGATCCTGCGGAAGCAGACATGTTTACCTTTGATTGGAAAACACCCAACAAAAACTACGGCACAGTGGTGATCTTGATTGGCCAGAATAGAAATCTAAAGATTTTCTTTGGTGACAATATTGGTCGCAGCATGGACCGCGGAGACAAAGATGCTTGGTACGAGTTCCTTTATCAGCTCAAGCAATTTACTGTACGCAATAATCTGATGAGTTTTGAAATCGACAATATCAATCGATTAAAGTACAACATCCAGGGCATGGCTGCCATCCGGGAAGGCCTGTTTGAAGGCTACTACGGTACCCGAAAGGTCAGCTACAGCGATCAACCCAAGCAGACACGTCTGGTGATCAAACACAATCGTACCTTGGGTGAAGATGACGCACGTTTTCGTTATGTAGAAAGCCTGTATGTGGAAACCAGTGATGATCAACGATTTAGATTGCCATTTACAAATCTGATTGGCGGCCGTGCCATGGCTCGCCATGTGAGTGAAGGCGGCACTCCCTATGACACATTTGGCCAGCACATCAGTGAAATAGTGAAAGAAATGAATATCTTGAATAAGTTTGTGCGTGCCAGCAAAAACAAACAGTTTGATACAGCAGCAGCAGACTTGGCCGAAACAGCAGTGCGTCATTATCAAGATCTCAAGACCAAGGCCAAACGCATGATCAGTCAGCGTGGATATCTGGAAGAACTCCAGGCCTTTGATCCTGCCGAAATCACAGATTCGGATGCCCTGGCAGAAGACATTCGCAACATGTTTATTGAACAGAGTCTGGATGCCAGAATTGAAGCTGCCATTCCTGTGTTGGCTCGATTGTCCAGACCAAGAGACAAAGACATGCAAGAAATTGCAGAATTTGAATCTTGGGCTGAATCTGTGACCGAAGGCACCTGGGCTATTCCAAACACAGCACAAACCAAAAAACAATTGCAACAGCTGATGGCAAAAGAATTGCCAGTGGGTCCGGACGCAACAAACGCCACTGAACAGTTGTATGATGTGCTGGGAGATGATGAACTGTATGACCAGTTGATTGACTTGTCCACTCAGGATCCAGACGCAGATGCCAGACCCTTGATCCAGGCCAGACTGGCAGAATTGGGAATCACAATTGAAATGCCAGCTGAACCTGTGCCGGAGCCGGCTGCTGCTGAGCCACCTAGTGCACAAACTCCTTCGCCGGAACCTGTACAGGCCGAAAACCTAGATGTGGATGGAGTCATGATGACCAAGCCCAGTAACATGAGTTCCGAAAGCGTTGAACGCATTTTGCAATTGGCACAATTGATAAAATAAATTAGCCTTTTAAGTTGCGATGATAAATACTTTCACGTATAATCAGTGTTGTTATACGTTTGTATATACATCTTAAATCAACTTAAAAAGGCAACTTATATCATGGCATCATTAGCAGAAATCAGAGCAAGACTCCAGGCAGCAGATTCAAACAAGGGTGGTCAATCCACAGGCGGTGGCGATAATGCAATTTATCCCCACTGGAACATGGAAGAAGGTGCATCAGCACTGTTACGTTTCCTTCCAGACGCAAACAACAAAAACACATTTTTCTGGGTTGAACGAGCAATGATTCGTTTGCCCTTCAACGGCGTCAAAGGTGAGATGGACACCAAACAAGTGCAAGTGCAAGTACCTTGCGTAGAGATGTGGGGCGAAGCTTGTCCCATTTTGGCAGAAGTTCGTACCTGGTTCAAAGACAAGAGTCTGGAAGACATGGGTCGCAAGTACTGGAAAAAACGCAGCTATGTGTTCCAGGGCTTTGTTCGCGAAAATCCAATCTCTGAGGACAAGACACCAGAAAACCCAATCCGACGCTTTATCATTGGTCCACAGATCTTTGCCACCATCAAGTCAGCCCTGATGGATCCTGAACTTGAGGAATTGCCAACAGACATGTTGCGTGGTCTGGACTTCCGCATTGCTAAAACCAGCAAGGGTGGATATGCAGACTACAACACTTCAAAGTGGTCACGCAAGGAAACAGCACTGACCGAAGCTGAACAGTCAGCTGTCGACAAACACGGCCTGTTTGATCTTTCAACATTTATGCCTAAAAAGCCAACTGACGTTGAGCTTCGGGTCATGAAAGAAATGTTCGAAGCAAGTGTTGATGGTCAACCATACGATGTCGAACGTTGGGGTCAGTACTTCCGTCCTGCTGGCGTTCAGGCACCTGCAGGCACGTCAACTCCAGCTGCCAATGCTGCACCGGCAGCTAAACCAGTACCTGTAGCAGCAGATGACGACGTTCCTTTTGATGCAGACGAATCAGTGGCAGCAGCCGCTCCTGTGGCAACAGAAACTAAATCAGGACAAAATGCTCAAGACATTTTGGCAATGATTCGCGCACGTCAAAACAAGTAAGTAATAACTATCCAAGATAACTAAACATCTCTATGGTGTTTAGTTATTCTTGTTCGATTAACCACAGGAAAATCATGGCAAAACCATTCGATGTATCAAAATT